AGAGAACCCAGAGGCAATTACTGAAGTGAGGAGAATGCACGGCTCACCAGACTTTGCGCGTTTCGGGAGTGCTATGCACTTCGCAAACATACTGTATATCTTTTCTAATGCTAGAATGCAGGGTGCTGCTAGGAGTGTCAGCAGGTTAAGTGCTAACACACCGGAAGGTACTGCTGCAAGAGCTAGGTTTACGGCAGCGGTTGGAATACCAGCGGCTACTCTTTGGATTTGGAACCAGAAAAACTGGAAAGATGAAATTGATACTGTTCCAGATTACGATAAAAGGAATAACTTCATTGTATTCCTGCCTTGGAAGGTCAAGAGAACACTTAGAAGCGGGAAGGTCATAGAGGGTCAGGATTACGTTCGCATTCCAAAGAGGGAAGAAGTGAAGTACATAGCTAACGCAGTAGAAAACTCGCTTGATTTCGCTCAAAACAAAGACCCTGAATCTTTTGGGAAGATTATAGAGGAAACAGCAGAGGACTTGTTCCCGCTAGATATGACCGGAGAAGGTTACGAAAGGCTATGGGGTCTAGTTCCATCCCATCCTTTTGCTAGGGGTGCTGTGGAGCTTTTACCAGAGCAAGGCTACGATGTCTGGAGGAAGCAGCCATTACTAACTGACGAAATGATGAGGCGTCTTCCAGAAGATAGGTACAGGGATGACACCAGCGATCTTGCTAAGGGAATAGGAACCCGAATGGGAGTTTCGCCTGAGAAAGTTGAAAGAGCAGCGGACATCGCCTTTGCGGGTCTTTACAGACAGTTCGCCCCAAGGAATCTCCCTGAAGGAAGGCCGGAGTTGTTCTACAAACCGCCTACTAAATGGCTCACTAAACCATTCTTATCTTCCGGCTTCAGAGAATCCCCGATAGAGAAAGCTCGCAGAGAGAGAGCGGGTCAGCTTTCACTTGAAGGAGGGTCTGAAAGGTTCAATGTTAACTCTGAAGCCTCAGAGTTTATATCCACTTTAAGGATGTCTGGGATTAGTAATGAAGAAATTATGGAGGCTGCTATGAGCAGTTACCCTATGGAGCAGTCGCCTGAGAATAGAATTATGATTCAAACAGTCAGAAGGTACTTGCGTCAGGGGCCAGACGCTACAGACCCTTTGCCTGTGCAGCCTAAGCAGAGGGGGATTATGATGATGGAAATAATTAAGTCCGATCCTCAGAAATCAGACGAGAAAATTAAGGAGTGGATGGAGTCTGGTGAAATGACAAGAGAGGTGCTAAGGCTTAACAAAGGTCTAAGGGACACAGTTGAATTTTACAGGGAAAAAGAGAGACTGAAAAAATAGTACTGCACAGTACTGGGGGCTATGGATAACCTCAAGGTGGGAACAGGTGGTGAGCTTGCGGTTGCGTCTAAGATGGCGCAACTGGGGTTTAATATATCGTTTCCGATAGGCAGTGAGCCTTACGATCTGATCGCTGAGAAAGGCGGTGGTTGTCACAGGATTCAGGTTAAGACTGGCAAGCTACAGCAAAGGGGGAGCTACAGGATATGCCTGTCTTACGGGAATAAAACTAAGAGGCATTACGACAAGAGGCGGTGTGACTACGTTATTCTTTTTGCCCCGTACTCAAAAGATTTTGAGGGGATTAAAGAGGATGGATATTATGTTATTCCCGTTGCTGACATTCAGAGGATGAAGAAGTATCATGCAACCATATTCCCAGCGGGTCTGGGCAGGGGCAGGATAGGAACTTGCAACTGGGAGAAATACAGAGATGGCTGGAAGAGCATACAAAAATAAGATACCCAAAAGCTGGGTCGGGAAGAAGGTAGAGATAGAGTGGCTAGACCCCGCTGGCTATGTTCAATGCGAGCTTTCCAAAGTGCGCCCCTGCATCTGTATAACCAACGGGGTACTCCTCTCTATAGAAAAGGAGTTTATTATAGTGTCCTCAAGCCAGTACCCTGAAGACACTGTTGACCCAATAGTTGACGCCACCGCCATTACTACTGGATGCGTATCAAGGATCAGTCGAGCATAGCAGTAGCCAACTTGCTCAAGACCCTCTTACGCTTTCCGCCCAAATCATAGAACTCCTTCTTAGCCTCGTCATTATTCCAGACGAAGTTCCCTCCGGCACACTCGCTCCTGTGCCAAGCAAGTTCCTTGCGCCTCTCATCTATAGCCTCAAGAACCTGCTTCAGTTCCCATACGGATGCGGGTTTCCTTACTGGCCTGTTTTCGTCAAACAACATCTCTGATCCTTTCTTTTGCTCTCTCATTCTCTTTCCTCAAATGCTCCCTGTAGAAGTCTCTGTAATACTTAAATGAATTCTTTATGCAGTCACAGTAGCCGCCCTCTAGGTCTAGCTCCAGTATGCCCTCGATCTGCTTAAACCCCTTGATGGTAGCAGCGTGATCTCTGTTAACTGCCAGAGCTATTCTAGGGTATGTAAAGTCTGACTTTCTTAATAGCCAGTAGATTGTCTGTCTAGCTAGTGCTATCCTCTCAGTCCTCTTGTAGCTAAGTACGTCCGAGTCTTGAACCCCGAACCCAAAGCAGGATGCGACGATAGACATTTGCAGCATAGCCCTCTCCTTATTGGTGAGTGGCGGTTGGTTTTTATTTTTCATGTTATCTCCTGTGTGTTTGTTAATCCCCTCCCCCCTCATAACTTGCAGCGTAAAAGAGAGAGGAGGGGGCCAGTACTGTCCAGTACTAGAATGGTGAGTTGGAGGCTGGCTTAGACTCAGCCGGAGCTTCGCCCTGCTTCTCGACGTACTGGCATTGCAAGCCAAGTCGGTCAGTGCCTTCTTGATCCTGCTCTCGCCATCCGCCTAGAGCCACGTTGACCTTGCCTTCCTCGTCGGCAAACTCCATAAGCTTCTTTACGTCAAGCTCGACGATCCTGCCTTTAAGGTCAGGCGCAGGGCTTCCCTCCTGCTTGTCTTCGTTGTTGTAAAGGTAGCCCTTCTTAGCGACCTTAATGTAGTTGTATTTATTTTTCTCAGGCATATTACTATTTCTTTTTTACCTTGTCCCGCATCCGACATCCCCAATCCTCCACCGCATCCACGATGGATAGTAACCGTTCTCTAACAGCAGGGTCTAACGGATCGTCGAGATTTATTTGCTTCATCGCCTCAACCTGTCCGGCGATTGTGTAGCTAAAGTGTTTGATGGCTGTGCAGTTATCCTTCCTGCTGCACCAGCGGCAGTAATCGCAAGGCCAAGGCGAACGTGTCGGGTCTTTAACTGAGTCCACTATCCCGTACACAATGCGTTCCGCCTCCTCAAGTTCTATATCAAATGTCTCTACATCCTTGAACCTAGAGTAGACTAGGTGGCAGGTCAGCTTCTTGTCCCCAAACTTCTGCATGACTCCCAGCGCATACGCAGCCATCTGCTGCTTGTAGTCTCTCTTCATGCCAGTCTTCAGGTCGAACAGATGCCCCTTGCAGTAAGCGTCCATACTGCCAAAGCTTATCTCCTCCCCGTCCCGCATAATGGACACGCGCTGCTCGCTGATTAGCTTCTTCCTGCCAGCGACAGAAAGAATGTAGGACGCAGCCCAGACTATCTCCTTTGGGTAATCTTTAACCTTTGACATTAGCTGCCTTCCAAGCTTTCTCTTTTTTCTTCTCAAGCTGCTCCTTTAGCCAGTTGTCTTTGCTTCTGGTTATGCCCACCAGCACAGACTCTATGTGGCTACAGCTTGCCCCCTTATCCACCAACACCTCCTTGGCTATGGCTTCCCACTGTTTAATTTGTTCGCGCTCTTTCATGCTGTTGCAATCCTTATGACTAGACCTAGTGCGGCAAGTGCTATGATTATAGCCGTGATAACTTCTAAATCCCTCAAGTTCATTTATGCTCCTTCGCCTTGTCCATCGGTATAAATGCGTTGGGTTGCTTGATGCTCCCACCGTTGATGGTAGCTTTTGTTGTCGTTTCTCTTACGTCAAAGTCTATGCAGTACTGTCCGGTACTGTCTGTTATCCTGATAGTCAGGATAGTCTTGTCGGGTATCAGGTACAGCATCCCAACAAACGGGACACATAACAGATGGCTTATCATTCTGCCCTTCTCTATCTTAGCCTTCGCAACCAACCACTCGCCCCCGTAGTCAGAGAACAACTGTTCGTGCGTCATGTTCCTGCACTTTATTTCAACAACAGCCTGAAGGCAGTCGCTCTTCTTCATGTATAGAACACCATCAATAGCCGCTGGCTTATCCTTGTTAGTCTCGATAAAGGAGTAGTCAGGGTAAAGGCTTCGGTAGAGAGAGATGCAATCCCGCTCATGCTTCAAAGCTTCCTGACCTCGCGGCGTATTGATGGCTAGGCTCATCGCTGGGATAGCTCCTTGTAGAACTCCACCTGTTTCTCAAGCTCGGCTATCCTGCTGTCCTTCTTCTGAAGCTGATGCGACAGGCTTCCCAGATAGAACACTGCGTCTACGATCTCTTCACCTAATGCTCCGATTAGGTCTGGGTGTTTGTCTAGGTTGTCAGTCACCTCAGACTTTGCCTGTCCTTCATTGTACTTCAGTGGTGCTATGGTGTTGAACCACTGGATAGCGTCATCCCTAATCTTATCAGGGCTTCTCGTGTTGGATATGTTTTCTCCCACTTGTTTCCTTTCTTTGGGTATTTGCTTTCTTTATCTCCTTAACCAATTCAGTACTGCACAGTATTTCCTCAAGCTTCTCGTGAAGCTGTGTCCCCCTGATTGCTGCTTGCCCCACTGTGTCAGAGGACTTGTAGCAGGGACACTTCGCAAATGCTGGGAGCGAAGACGGAGGGAAGTCTGGGTGATGCGCCCTCTCGCTGTGGTTTATATCGGTCATATTAAAGTAGGCTGCTCACGTTTGTTTCTAACAGGCAACACCGCAGGAGCAGGAGATATATGAAGTCCCCTACGGAAACCTCGTCCACGAATCTCTCGTAGCACCATACCGTGAGCAGCCATAATGTTATGGTTTTAAGAACCCGTCTGCACTTGCCTCAACCGCAGCACGGCGTGAGGTAGGGGTCTTACCGTTGCTTCTTCCCGAAGCCATTGCTGCCACCTTCTTCTCTCCGACTGCCATAACGCCATCGTCATCCGGTTCGTCAGTCGCAATGCACAGGAGTGCTTGCAGGGTGTAGCGTCTGGCATAGGTCAGCGCACTGCCGAAGGCTTGCGCGTCATCGCGTCCGCCCATCAGTAGCGGCATCTGAGTCTTGATCTCTTGCTCGCCCCTTATGATGCGGCAAGTGCAAAAGTCCTGCCTTGGGTAGTGAACCTTCGTGCCGTCCTCCTTTAACTCTGTGCGCTCTGGCACAAAGTCAAGGGTGTGAGCAAGGAAGCAGCCTTCCTTGTTAAGCACAGGTCTGGCAACCTCGATGAACTCATCAAGTCCAGCGTACTTGCTTTTGTAGTGTGGATTCTTGGAGGACTTTTCTGCCCTCTCTAGTTTCTCCTGAACTCGTGCAAGCACTTCGTACAGGTTTTCGGTTTTATTGTTCGTTGGCATTGTTCTGTATTATTTTAAAGAACGCTTCGGCTGGCATAGACACGACCCACTCCTTGAGCTTCCCGCCTGTCCTGTAGCTCGCCACCACTGGCAGCTTGCTGCCGCAGTCGGAGTGCGCTTGGATCAGTGCCGCTTCTATGTTGGGCCTCTGCGTATATTTAACTTCAAAGTGGAGATGTGGCAGGTCTTCACAGATTACATCTGGTGCGGACTCATCGCCGCTGAATTGCTGCCCTCGCCTAGAGTTTGTGTAGCCAGCAGCCTTTAGCTGATCTCGCCACATCCTCTCTCCACGTTTACCTTTCTCTCTGCTATTCATTGAGATTTTAATTGGAGCGTGACACCACAAAGGAGGTGAGGCCAATGAGAGAAGCCTCAAGAGGGCAGTGCCACGCTCCGTAATTCATTCCGAGTGTTCCCCCACTGCGCTCTGCTCAATAAGTTTCTCGACGATCTCGTTCTTATTCCAGTGCGTTTCTCTCGCAAGCATATTCAGCTTGCTGTGATGCCACTCGGTTATCCTGACGTGCAGACTTCTCCGCTCGTCACCTTTCTGCTTCTTGGGTAATTGTACTGTGTTAGTGTCCTCACTCATAATAGGCTCCTATACTGACACATTATCTGGTTCAAGTCAAGGTAATAAATCTGGTACTGTACAGTACTCAAATGTCTACAGTGTATATTTTGGAAATTAAAAAGCGGAGTCGGGAGAAAGGTAGACCGACTCCGCTTGGAGTACTTGGCGCAGTCCAAAGAAACAGTTTGTTCGTGCGTTGCTACTCCTCTTCTTCTGCTTCTGCGAACGACTTCCACGCTGTCAACATAGTCTTTGCTATCGTTAACGCCTTGCGCGTGTCCTCGTTGCACCCTTCTTTTAAGACTTGAAGACCGCAGCCAATCATCGCTTGTCCCATTCTTCTTTGGCTGCATCCCCGTACCTCCGATACTTCACTCAGATTTTTCAAGTCCTCGCAGAACTCCTCTGCTAGTCTTTCTTCGTCTGACTGATCTTCTGGGTTTATAAGGTGAGACACGGATTGTTCCTTTCTTTGTAGCTGTGAACTTAACCTCTCTTCCACCGTCAGTCTTGTACTCAACGGTCTTGCGTATGCGACTCTCGCAGAGCGCACCACACTCTGTAACATCTACCACCTCATACGTCCCTTCGTCGAGCTTAATCTCCTCGCCTAGCTTGAGCATTACACTGCCGTCTGGCAGTACT